AGATCAAACTTTCAACAAGAAATATTTGAATTGTACCATGATCTTATCACGTTTGGTACAGCAGCAATGTTTATTGAAGAAGATGATGATGACATTATTAAATTTTCAACAAGACATATCAACGAAGTATTCATTGCAGAAAATGACAAAGGTAGAATAGATACGATCTACAGAAAATTTAAAATATCAGCTAGAGCTGCAATACAAAAATTTGGCGAAGCAGTATCTGCGGATGTGCAAACAAAAGCAAAGAAAGATCCTTACGAAGAAATAGAAATACTACACTCAGTTTATCCAAGAAATGATTTTAATCCGAACAAAAGAGACAAAGCTAATATGCCATTTGAATCTGTGTATATGGAATACAAGAATGGTAATGAATTATCTGTCGGTGGATTTAGAGAGTTTCCATTTGTTGTACCAAGATACTTAAAAGCATCAAATGAAATATATGGTAGATCACCTGCAATGACAGCACTGCCAGATGTTAAGATGTTAAATGAAATGTCAAAGACAACAATCAAAGCTGCACAGAAACAAGTAGACCCACCACTATTAGTTCCTGATGATGGTTTCTTATTACCAGTTAGAACTGTACCAGGTGGATTAAATTTTTATAGATCAGGTACAAGAGATAGAATTGAACCATTAAACATTGGTGCAAACAATCCACTAGGTTTAAATATGGAACAGCAAAGAAGAGAAAGTATTAGAGCTGTGTTCTATGTAAATCAGTTGATGATGCAACAAGGACCACAAATGACAGCAACAGAGGTTATACAAAGAAACGAAGAGAAGATGAGATTACTTGGTCCTGTATTAGGTAGATTACAATCAGAATTATTAAAACCATTAATTGATCGAGTGTTTGCTGTATTACTTAGAAACAATATGTTACCACAAGCACCAGAGTTTTTATCAGGTAGAGATGTAGAAATAGAATATGTATCTCCACTTGCCAAAGCACAAAAGTCTACAGAGTTACAATCTATTATGAGAGCAGTAGAAATATTAGGATCACTTGCAAATGTTGCACCAGTATTTGATTATGTAAACTTTGATAATTTAGTTAAACACTTGGCAGACATTGTAGGTGTACCACAAAAAATATTAAAAACACAAAGTCAAGTTAATGCTGAAAGACAACAAGCACAAGCACAACAACAAGAAATGCAACAGATGCAACAACTACAACAAGTTGCTAAAGCAGGAGGAGATATAGCACCACTAGCGAAAGCATTGCCTGAAGAGGCAAGAGCTGTAGCAAATGCAGAAGTGGAATAGTATGTCAGAAACAAAACAATTAGAAAAATTAATAGAAGGGTTAAAAGTAAATTATAAAACCATATTCAATACAGCAGAAGGCAAACGAGTCTTAGCTGATCTTGAAAAAAGATGTCATTATCATTCTACCACTAATGTAAAAGGTGATAGCCATGAGAGTGCATACATGGAAGGACAACGCAGCGTTCTTCTATTTATTAAATCAATGCTGCAAAACGAAAATGAAAAAGGAAAATAATCATGTCAAGCGAACAGACAACACAGGAAACTGTGCCTGTAGAAAAGACAGAAACATCTACAGAACCAGTTAAAACAGAACCAACTACTGAAACAAAACCAGAAGTTACAACAACAACTACAACGACAACATCATCTTGGAAAGAATCTATAAGTGAACAATATAGAAACGATCCTAACATTGAAAAGTTTACAGAGATAGATGCGTTAGCAAAATCTTATATCAATGCAACAAAGATGATTGGTCAAGATAAAGTTGTTATACCTACAAACAATTCTACAGAAGAAGCATGGAATGAAGTTTATGATAAACTAGGTAGACCTGAATCTGCTGAAAAATATTCTTTAGATGCAAAATCAGAAGTCGTAAATTTTGATGAAGCTGCAATCAAATCTTTTGCAGAGCAATCACATAAGCTAGGTTTAAATAATAAACAAGCTCAAGGTATCTTAGAGTTCTATAAAAATAATATGGAAGGCACAGCTCAACAAGCAAAAATAGATACTGAAACTGCTCAAGCTCAAGCTGAACAACAATTAAGACAAGAGTGGGGTAGAGACTTTGAATCAAAAGTAAAACAAGCAGGTGCATTAGCAAAAGCGAATATGGATGCCAATGTTTTAGATATGACTTTATCAAATGGTACAAGATTAGGTGATCATCCTGAAGTCATAAAAGGTTTTGCAAAGATAGCAAGTATGATGCAAGAAGATAAAATAGTTGCAACAGAAAGCGAAAATGTAAATACAACTAAAGATTTGGAGAGTGAAATATCAGCTATTATGAATGATAAAAGTCATCCATATCATGTTAAAGGACACCCTGATCACGATAAAAGTGTGCAACAATTACTTACTTTAAGAGAAATGTTAAATGCCAAGTGATAGTAGTCATCTTAATAATGAAGAGATAAAGCTCGAAATATTAAGAATAGTTGTCGAAGCAGGTACTCTAAATCAAAAAGAAAACCCCTTGCCAATCTGCGAAAATTATTATAAGTGGATAAAAGGTAAGACAATTCGTAAGAACCTTACTGACAAGAAGGAATAGACTTCTAGTCTAAAAGACTTTAAATCCAAGAGATGCCTACCTTTTGGTGGAGAACCTTTCTGATTATTTAAACTTAACAATAATATGGAGAGACAATTATGTCATCAAATATAACTACAGCTTTTGTACAGCAGTATTCTGCTAACGTACAAATGCTATCTCAACAAATGGGATCGTTATTAAGAGACAAAGTCAGATTAGAAAGCGTTGTTGGAAAAAATGCTTTCTTTGATCAAGTTGGCTCAGTAACTGCTGTTGAAAAAACTAGCAGACATTCAGACACTCCACAAATAGATACACCTCACGCTAGACGTAGAGTATCTCTTGCGGATTATGAATTTGCTGATTTAATAGATCAACAAGACAAAGTAAGACTCTTAATTGATCCTACTTCATCTTATGCTCAAGCTGCTGCTATGGCAATGGGTAGAGCTATGGATGACGTGATCATTTCTGCTGCACTAGGTACTGCGTTTACTGGTGAGACAGGATCAACAAGCACAGCTAATGCGAATACAATCGCACATGGTTCTGCTGGTTTAACTATCGCTAAATTAAGAACTGCAAAAGAAACTCTTGATTTAGGAAGTGTAGATCCATCTATACCAAGACACATCATAGTATCTCCAAAGCAGATCACTGATCTTTTAGGAACAACTGAGGTTACAAGTTCAGACTTCAACACTGTCAAAGCATTGGCAAATGGTGAAATCAACTCGTTCCTTGGTTTTAACTTTATTGTATCAAACAGACTATCGCTATCTGGCTCTACTAGATCGTGCATTGCTTATGCACAAGATGGTATAGCTCTTGCGGTTGGTAAAGATGTTCAAGCTAGAATAGACGAAAGAGCAGACAAATCGTATGCTACTCAAGTTTACTACTGCATGAGCATTGGTGCTACTCGTATGGAAGAAGCGAAAGTTGTTGAAGTACAAGCAACAGAATCGTAATAGGAGGATTATATGGCGAATGTAAATACAGATATTGTAACAAATTTTGTTGCAACTCCTTCAGTTAAAAATGATTCCCAGCAATTACATGGCGTAAAAAGAATTGCTCAAGGAACTATTGCTTTAGCAGCTGGAGACTTATCAGCAGGTGACACAGTAATGTTAGCACCTGTACCAACTAATGCTAGTATATCCTCAATCAAATTGTTTAATGACGATTTAGATTCTGGAACTACTATGACAACTGATGTTGGTTTATACACAACAGCGATTGCTGCTGTAGATGATGACGCTTATGCTTCTGCAATTACTGACCTTAGAGGTGCGGTAACTACAGGAACTGAAGTAGCGTTTGAAGCTAGAGACATTAACAAATGCGGTCAGAAAGTCTGGGAAGATGCTGGACAATCTTCTGATCCTGGTGGGTACTACTACGTTGCATTAACTTTTGATGCAGCTGGTGATACTGCTGGTGATTTGAGCTTTGTTATTGAATACACTGTTGACTAATAAATAGATATTAGGTGGGGAGCAATCCCCACCTTTTTATGAAAAATATTAAAGAATTAAAACCTGTACTACACTTTAAAAAAGATAATTATGTGTACAGATATGTTTTGGTAGACAGATTTAAACATGGTCCTAAATATCATTATGGATTTGATACTAAAGCAGAACGAACAGAAGAAGAAATTTTTGCTTTAGAAAAAGATAGACAGATAAGGCGAAAGTATATTATAAGGAAATAATATGGCATCAGTAGTAGAAATTTGTAATGGAGCATTAAATCAACTAGGTGCAACAACAATCCTTTCACTTACAGAAGATTCAAAAAATGCAAGACTTTGCAATCAAAGATTTACCCAAGTAAGAGATGCAGTATTTAGATCACATCCTTGGAACTGCTTACAAAAAAGACAAGAACTAGCAGCAGACACTACAGCTCCTGCATGGGGTTTTAAGTTTGCTTATACATTACCAGCAGATTGTTTAAGATTACTTAGAATATTAGATTATGATTCAAACTACAAAGTAGAAGGTAGAAAGATATTAAGTAATACTTCTAGTATGAAGATATTATATATTGCTAGAGTTACAGATCCCAATGAATATGATGAATCATTAAGAGAAACTTTATCTGCTGCTTTAGGTGCTGACATAGCTTTTGCAGTTACATCAAACAATCAAACAGCAACTAATATGTACAATTTATTTCAAGATAAATTAAAAGATGCTAGATTTGTAGATTCAACTGAAGGTCAGAATATAGATCAAGATTTAGGTATGTCAGATCAAATAGATGCAAGTACATTTATCAACTCAAGGTTTTAATAAATGGCTAGGGTTGCTGTTGAACTTACAAACTTTACAGGTGGTGAACTATCACCAAGATTAGATGGTAGAACTGATCTAACTAAATACTCATCAGGTTGCTCGACATTAGAAAATTTAGTTGTCTACCCACATGGATCAGCAGCTCGTAGACCAGGTTCTACATTTATAGCTGAAGTCGCTGATAGTGATAATAAAACAAGATTAATCCCTTTTGAATTTTCAACAACACAAACTTATATGCTTGAGTTTTCAAATTTAAAAATGAGAGTGTATAAAGATAAGGGTGCTGTACTAGAAGGTGATAAAACTATAACAG